CACAAAAGAGGAGGATATACTATTAATGGCAAACAAATTTCATAGACAAAAATTCTCAACTGGATCTTCAATTAAACGTGACTTTCCTGGTTTAAGAGAATCTAAAAAAGATTTTAGAAAATTTTTACAAAAGTACAAAAACAAACCTCTTGACATAGATGCTGTTTTTAAAAGCTATAAAATATTTAAAAAGAAATAATGGGACCTTTAGCAAAATTTTTACTATCATTAGCGAATCTAGTTAGATCTGGAGGAATTAAAAAAATAGATCAAGCCATTAAGTTTGCTGAACAACAGTTTGGTCAAGTGTCTCCTCTTCTTAAAAAACAGATAGAAATGGTTTTCAAAAAAGCCAAGAAGCCTGAATCAGGAACCAAGAAGAAAGGTGAAGTGGTTCCTATGAAAGAAGGTATAGAATCATTAGACGAGGTTAACGCTCCAAAAGTTAATCCTACAAACATGAGCACCGGTCTTACAAGAACAATAGCTAGAGAGATTTTAATGAAAAGAGGAATTGAATTATCAAAAGGTATGGATCCAATTGAAGTGTTTAGAAAAACCTTTGGTCAGGACTCTTTGGGAGATGTTGCTAATCTTGCAGAAGAATTAATAGAAATGGATAGAATGGGTAGAAGACCTAAACCATTAACTGAAATTATAGAGCAAGAAGGTTTTTTTGATATTAAAATGCCTAAAGAACCACCTCAAGGATTTAGTGCAGATGATCTTGCAAAAATTCAAAAAGAAATAGATGAAGAAGAAGTATTGAAAAAATTTGACCCAACAGACAGAAAACCAAATGCAGAGGGTGGATTAAATTCCTTGATGGCTTCAGCACCAGATCCTATGGATGAAAGAAACTCAGTAATGGAAAATCTTTCAAGACAATTTTTTAATAGACCTTTAAAAGATTTATCTGACGATGAAATAATTCAAATAGAAGAAATGATGGACGAGATGACTAAAAAACCAAAAGAAGCACAGTCAATTAAATTAGCTGGAGGTGGACTAGCTTACTTAATGGGTATGTAATGAAGATAGGTGAGTATGAACAGATGATGGCCTATCTTACACGTCCTAGATTTAAGGACGGTACAATTCCAAAACAAAAACCTTTTACAAAAGAAGAATTTGAAAAAAGAGCGGATGGATTAGTTCAGGGTTCCTTTGGTGGAATGAGAAGAAACATTGAAGGTGTTAAATTATTAAAAGACACCATGGATGAATTAATATCAAAAGCTTTAGATTCGGGTGCAATTAAATCTAGAGAAGAAGCGGTAGACTTTATTTTAGAAAGAGAAAAATATTATTCTGATTTTATAGAGTCTGAAAAATCAAAAGGTGTAGAAGTGCCTGTTTTATCAAGAGACGAATTTAGTTCTGGTTCCCTGGCTTCTGGAGCTAGACAAGGTATGAGTTTTTTAAAAAGAAAATATAAAGGCTCAGACCTTGAAGCTATTTTAGAAAATCCAAAATTATTAGCAGCGGAATTAGGAGTAGAAGGAGCTTCAGAATTATTAAGATTATTAGGAATGTTTTCAGAAGGAGGTATGGTTGGAAAAAAATCAGGCCCGCCACCAGAATCAGGACCCATGCCTCAGGGCTTGAATTTAAAAGACAATACTGATAAAGGTTAAAAATTGGAGAAAATAAATGGCAGATGATACTATAGACAAGGCTCTACCTAACGAGCCTAGAAAAGAATTCTCATTACCTGGTGAAGAAGAAATTCAAGAAGAAGTTTTAGAAGAAGTTAAAAAAGATTCAGAGTCTCCTGATGACGTAGAGATAACTGAAAATGAAGATGGGTCTGTTGACATTGATTTAGATCCGGCTGCTGCAACACCGGAAGGTGGCGATGAGCATTATGCAAACTTAGCAGATTTTTTACCGGATGAAGTATTAGCATCTTTGTCTTCTGATTTAAATTCAAAGTACATGGATTATGTTTCTTCTAGAAAAGATTGGGAAAAAAGTTATACTCAAGGTTTAGATTTATTAGGGTTTAAATATGATCAAAGAACAGAACCTTTTCAAGGCGCTTCTGGCGCGACTCACCCGGTGTTGGCGGAAGCTGTTACTCAGTTTCAAGCGCTCGCTTATAAAGAGTTACTCCCGGCTGATGGACCAGTTAGAACACAAATCTTAGGACTACAAACTCCAGATAAAGTTCAACAAGCTTCTCGTGTAAAAGATTTCATGAATTATCAAATCATGGATCAAATGAAAGAATACGAGCCAGAGTTTGATTCTATGTTATTCCATTTACCTTTATCAGGTTCAACTTTTAAAAAAGTTTACTATGATGAGGTGGAAGGACGAGCTGTATCAAAGTTCGTTCCTGCAGATGATTTAATCGTTCCGTACACGGCTACCTCATTAGACGATGCGGAAGCGATTATTCATCGCGTAAAAATTTCTGAAAACGAATTAAGAAAACAACAGGTTGCTGGTTTTTATAGAGATATAGAATTAGGACAAGCTCAAGATAAAGAGTCTGAAGTTGACAAAAAAGAAAGAGAATTAGAAGGAGTTAAAAAAACAAAAGACGAAGATTTATATACCTTGTTAGAGTGTCATGTAAATTTAGATTTAGAAGGATTTGAAAATATAAATGAAGAAACTGGTGAACCATCTGGAATCAAACTTCCTTACATTGTAACCTTAGAAGAAGGTTCTACAGAAATTTTATCTATAAAAAGAAATTATGAAATTGGAGATCTGAAGAGAAATAAAATACAATACTTTGTCCACTTTAAATTTCTGCCAGGACTAGGTTTCTACGGCTTCGGTCTCATCCATATGATTGGTGGTTTGTCAAGAACTGCAACAGCAGCTCTTCGTCAATTATTGGATGCGGGTACGCTCTCCAACTTACCCGCAGGATTTAAAATGCGTGGCATCAGAATTAGAGATGACGCACAATCAATACAACCAGGTGAGTTTAGAGATGTAGATGCACCAGGTGGTAACTTGAGAGATTCATTTATGATGCTACCATTTAAAGAACCATCACAGACATTATTAAGCCTGATGGGTATCGTAGTTCAAGCGGGTCAAAGATTTGCATCAATTGCTGACATGCAAGTTGGAGATGGAAATCAAAGAGCAGCAGTTGGAACTACAGTTGCATTATTGGAGCGTGGTTCCAGAACCATGTCTGCTATACACAAAAGAATTTACTCAGCTCTTAAAAATGAATTTCAATTATTAGCTAGAGTATTTAAGTTATATCTACCACAAGAGTATCCATATGATGTAGTTGGGGGTCAAAGAATGATTAAACAAACAGACTTTGATGATAGAGTAGATATTTTGCCAGTTGCTGACCCCAACATTTTCTCTCAAACTCAGCGTATTTCCCTCGCGCAAACGGAGTTGCAGCTGGCACAATCTAATCCTCAAATGCATAATCTATATCAAGCTTATAGAAATATGTACGAAGCGTTAGGTGTAAAAAATATTGATTCGATATTAATGAAACCAATGCCACCTGCACCAAAAGATCCTGCATTAGAACACATTGATGCATTAGGTGGTAAACCTTTTCAAGCTTTTCCAGGTCAAGATCATAGGTCTCACATTACAGCTCACCTAAGTTTTATGGCAACTAACATGGCAAGAAACAATCCTATGGTGATGGCAAGCTTAGAAAAAAATATTTTTGAACATATTAGTTTAATGGCTCAAGAACAGATTGAATTAGAGTTTAGAAATGAATTACAACAGCTACAACAGATGCAAATGCAGATACAACAGAATCCTATGATGGCTCAACAGATGCAAATGCAAATTTTAGAGATGCAACAAAAGATTGAAGCAAGAAAAGCTGTGCTGATTGCAGAGATGATGGAAGAGTTTATGAATGAGGAGAAGAAAATTACATCACAGTTTGATAATGATCCAATTGCAAAACTAAGATCTAGAGAATTAGACCTAAGAGCTCAAGAAAATGCTAGAAAAGAACGTGAAGGTAAGGAAAGAATGGACCTTGACAAGATGAGAGCTATGTTAAATCAAGCAAACACTGATGAAAAACTAGATCAAAATGAAGAATTAGCAAAATTAAGAGCTAATACATCAATTGAAAAGACAATTTTAAGTAAGACACTACCTAATTCTGATCAAATGGTGCCAAATATTAACATCATAAGAAAACAATAAGAAAAAAAATGACAAAATCAGAAAAAAAGATTAAAAAGGTAATGAAAAAGTTCAAAAAAGGTGAACTTAATATTGGTGGTTCGGATAAAAAAGTAAAATCACGTAAACAAGCCATTGCAATTGCTTTATCTGAGGCCGGTAAACAAAAAACAAGGAGAAAAAATGGAAAAACTAGATAACATTAAAGATGTTAAAGTTGAAGATCAAAAAGTTGAAGCTGATCCAAGATCAAAAACAACTGCAGACAAATCTTTTAACTTAATAGGTACAGGAGATCCTGAATTAGAAGTTCAAGGTCAAGGTGCTGTGCTTCCGGAAAAGAAAAGAAAATCTAAAGCTTATTAATTATGTGGTTTAGTGCGCTTAAAATTGCCTTAAATGCTGGTAGTAAGATATACGCCAATAAACAAAAAGCAAAAATGGCTATGTCCGAAGCGCAGTTACTACATGCGGAGCGTCAAGCCCGTGGTGAAGAAGCTTACCAAGGTAAATTGTTAGAAGCCAGACAATCGGACTGGAAAGACGAGGCAGTTTTGATAATTCTCACTTTGCCAATTTTGGTGATCGCTTGGGGGGTCTTCTCGGACGATCCGGGAGCATCAGAAAAGATTAAACAGTTCTTTGAACAGTTCCAGCAGCTCCCGTCATGGTTCACAAATTTGTGGATCCTTGTCGTTGCGAGCATTTATGGTATAAAGGGTACACAAATATTTAAGGGAGGAAAAAAATAATGAGAAAAAAAATGATGGGCGGCGGAATGATGGGCCGTAGAATGGGATATTCAAAAGGATCAAATGGTAAACCAATAAGTAAAAGTAAAAATAAAGGTTTAGCTAAAATGGCTAAGACAGCAAAAGGAAAAGAAGCAATTAAAAAAATGGGTTTTAATCCTAATAGAATGGTTGCTAAAAAAGGTGGGAGAGCGTAATGGCAAAACTTTGTCCAAGAGGTAAAGCCGCAGCGAAGAGAAAATTTTCGGTCTATCCTTCGGCATATGCAAACATGTATGCATCTGCTGTATGCAGCGGTAAAATTAAACCCGGTGGTAAAAAGAAAAGAAAAAAAGCTATGGGTGGCGGAATGATGCGTGATTCGTATAGAGTCGGTGGATTAGCTAGAAGAAAAAGATCGGCCTGTGTATAATGGCGAAAAAAGGTTTAAGAGCATGGGTGAAAGAAAACTGGGTCGATATTGCAAACAAGCGGCCGGATGGTTCATACCCGAAGTGTGGAAGAAGTGGTGGAGAAAAAAGAAAAAATTATCCAAAATGCGTGCCCATTGCAAAAGCAAGAGCGATGACCAAAGGTCAGCGTGCGGGTGCCGTAAGAAGAAAACAAGCCAAAGCGAATACAGGCCCTACACCTAGTAGAGCTGCAACGTTTGCACCTAAAAGAAAAAAAGCATCTACAGGCGGTAGCATGCAAACATATATTGGAAGAAGTATTAAAGGTGAGTACGGAGGAGTAAATTTATCTAACCCTAGTTATATAAAATATTACAAAGGAATGATTTAGTGAGAAAGCAAGACCGACAACCTCCTAAAACTAAAAAGTATTTCAGACCTACAAAGTCTGGAGCAGGGATGACTAAAGCTGGGGTCGCCCGATATAGAAGAGAAAATCCTGGCTCTAAACTAAAAACAGCGGTCACTGGCAAGGTCAAGCCAGGATCAAAAGCTGCGAAGAGACGTAAGTCCTTCTGCGCAAGAAGCGCCGGCCAAATGAAAAAGTTTCCAAAAGCAGCAAAAGATCCCAACTCAAGACTTCGTCAGGCTCGTAGAAGATGGAAGTGTTAATATGAAAAAAAGTAAAGCTAAAATAAAAAAAGTTATGAAAGGTTTGCAGAAAGCGTCTAAGACGCATGCAGCTCAAGCAAAAACTTTGAAAGGAGTCTTACATGGCGGATCCAAAAAAGGGAACGGGAAAAAAGCCTAAAGGTTCTGGTAGAAGACTCTACACAGACGAAAACCCTAGAGATACGGTTAAGATAAAATTTGCAACACCAGCAGATGCAAGAGCAACTGTTGCAAAAGTCAAGCGTGTCAACAAACCTTTTGCAAGAAAAATACAAATACTTACAGTAATGGAACAACGAGCTAAAGTAATGGGAAAAAATAAAGTTGTTTCTATCGCTAAAAAAGGAAAGGAAACTATAAGAAGAAATGAAAAGAGCAATACTAAAAGCACTTGAAGATAAGTATAATGCACAAATATCTGAAGCAGATGCAACAATACATATATATTTAAACAATTCTGTTGGTATAGGTGAACACCCTCAACACATTGAAGAGGTAGATAAGTTAGTTGAAAAGATTGCAAATGCAGAGGAAAAATTAAAAATACTACAGGAGTTTAAAATATAATGTTAAATGAAGAACTTGTTATAATTAACAAAATTCAAAAACAGTTGAAGGATAAGTATCAATCTGTTGGAGAAAGCATGATGGCAGGTGCTGTTGACAATATGGAAAAATATAAGTATATGTTGGGACAGGCACATGCCTATATAAATATATTACAGGAAATCTCTATCCTGCTAAATCCAAAGGAGCAAAAAAATGATAATAAAGGACCAGACAACATCATCCAATTCGAATCAAAAGAATAAATCAGCACTATTAGATAAGTATCAAAAAGAAGATAAAAAAGAAATTGATGCCTATGAGCGTATAAAAACAAAAGAATCAGCTAAATTACCAAAACCAACTGGATGGAGAATGTTAATTCTTCCATTTAAAATGTCGGATAAAACTAAAGGTGGATTATATTTAGGACAAGAAACTTTAGAGAGACAACAGGTTGGATCTACATGTGGACTTGTTTTAGAAATGGGACCACATTGTTATGATAAAGAAAAATTTCCAGAAGGACCTTGGTGTAAAAAAGGTGACTGGGTGATCTTTGCGCGTTATGCCGGATCGCGAATACAAATTGACGGGGGCGAAGTTAGATTGCTAAATGATGATGAAGTATTAGCTACAATCACCAACCCCGAAGATATACTTCATCAATTTTAAACATAGAAGGAGAAAACTATGCAAGAAGAAAATAAAACAGTTGACATAGACACATCCGGTCCTGATACTGAAGTCGAAATAAATCAGGAGGAGTCTACTGACACAACACCAGTTGAATCAACTGAGACGAGCGATACTAAATCAGTGGAGCCCGTATCGGAAGATAAGACTTACGAAAATGAAAGAGAAACGAAACTTGATAAAAAAGAAGATCAAGAAGAGAAAAAAGAAGAGAAAGATGAATTAAAAGAATACTCAGAAGGAGTACAAAGAAGAATAGCTAAACTAACCAAAAAATGGAGAGAAGCTGAGAGACAGAAAGATGAGGCTTTAACTTATGCTCAATCTCAAATAAAAGCAAAAGAAGAAGCTGAGAGAAAAATCTCTAAGCTTGAACCAGGATACCTTCAATCAACAGAAGATAGTATCACTTCAGGTATACAGGCAGCTCAAGCTAGACTTGCAGCCGCAAGAGAAGCCAATGATTTAAAAGCCGAATCAGAAGCTTTAACTTCAATATCTGAATTAGGTTACAAAAAAGCTAAACTTGAAGAAACTAAAGTTGCTCAAGAAGAGTATAAAAAACAACAATCAACAACACAACCAAACATAAATCTTCAAAGACAGGATGTTTCTACAACTAATCCAGATCCAAAGGCTGAGGAATGGGCGGCAAAAAATGCATGGTTTGGACAAGATAATGCTATGACATATACTGCTTTTGATCTTCATAAGAAACTAACTGAGGAAGAAGGTTATGACCCTTCAAGTGATGAGTATTATTCTGAAATAGATAAAAGAATAAGACTTGAATTCCCCCATAAATTTGCTAATAATGCTGATAAGGGAGATAGTACGACCAAACCTGTACAAACAGTAGCTTCAGCGAAGCGAAGTACAAATACTGGTCGCAGAAAAACTGTGAGACTCACTTCATCACAGGTAGCAATCGCTAAAAAATTAGGAGTGCCACTTGAAGAATATGCGAAACAACTAAAAATCACGAAGGAGGTATAAGCATATGAGTACTGATAAAAAAACTTCTCGTGCGAGTCAAACTAGAGAAAAACAATCTCGACCAAAAGTTTGGGCTCCACCGTCATCTTTAGATGCACCCCCTGCGCCAACAGGATTTCAACACAGATGGCTAAGATCTGAGTCTTTAGGATTTAATGACTCTAAAAATATTCAAGGCAGATTAAGATCTGGCTATGAATTAGTAAGAGCAGATGAATATCCTGATTCGGATTATCCTGTAGTTGAAGATGGTAAATACAAGGGCGTGATCGGAGTTGGTGGCCTTTTGCTTGCAAGGGTACCGGAAGAGATCGCAAAGCAGAGAACAGATTATTATGCAAAAATGCATGATGATAAAGTTAAAGCGGTAGATAACGATCTTATGAAGGAGCAGCACCCAAGTATGCCTATCGATGTAGATAGACAGACTCGTGTAACCTTCGGTGGCTCAAAGAAATCCTAATAAGAATTCTTAACCATCAAAGGATAAATCAATAAATGTCTTAAGGAGGACACAACTATGGCAAATAAAGACGCTGCGTTCGGTTTAAAACCGATCGGAAAAGTTGGTCAGAATAGAGACGCTGGTGGTTTATCCGAGTACGATATAGCTGCTTCGGCTACTGCTATATATTTCAATGACCCAGTCAAAATGAAATCTGACGGAACAATTGAAGTAGCAGGTGCTGGAGGCGCAATACTAGGATCACTAGGCGGCGTATTCTTTACAGACGCAACTACAAGCAAGCCTACTTTTGCGAATCACTTAAATGCATCTAACACTGCAACAGATATTGTTGGATTCATTTCTGATGACCCGTATCAGAGGTTTGAAATACAAACAAACAATACTGGTGCTTCTGCTAAAACAGATATATTCAACGTTGCAGATCTCGAATATACAGCAGGAAGCTCACCGGACTTCGTGTCAGCAGTTGAATTAAATGATTCAACTTTAGCGAATGGCTCATCTGCAACTTTGCAGATCTTAGGTTTATCTAGAGACCCGGACAACAATGATGTTGGTTCAGCTAACGTCAACTGGGTAGTTAGAATTAACGAGCATGAGTTAGACATGAATGTAAATGGAGTATAAGGAGGATAACTATGGCCATTTCTAGAGGACAACTAGTCAAAGAACTAGAGCCGGGTTTGAATGCCTTATTCGGCCTGGAATATAAACGTTATGAGAATCAGCATGCTGAAATATACACTACTGAATCTTCAGACAGAGCGTTTGAAGAAGAAGTTATGTTATCAGGTTTCGCTCAAGCTCAAGTTAAACCAGAAGGTTCTGGTGTAGCTTTTGACAATGCTCAAGAGACTTACACTGCAAGATACAGTCACGAAACTGTAGCTCTTGCCTTCTCAATAACTGAAGAAGCAATTGAGGATAACTTGTATGACAGACTTGCTAGTAGATATACAAAAGCATTAGCTAGATCTATGGCGAACACAAAACAAGTAAAAGCTGTTAGCCCGTTAATTAACGGTCTACCATCTGGAAGCTTCACATCAGGTGATGGTGTATCATTATTTAATACATCTCACCCAACAATCTCAGGGACTGTTAAAAATACTTTGTCAACAGCCGCTGACTTGAATGAAACTTCTTTAGAGCAATCATTAATTGATATTGCTGCATTGACTGACGAAAGAGGTCTAAAAATTGCTGCAAGAGGTGTCAAAATGATTATTCCTTCAGAGTTACAATTCACAGCTGAGAGATTAATGAAGTCTCAAGGAAGAGTAGGAACAGCAGATAACGATGTAAATGCAATCGTATCTATGGGAATGATTCCACAAGGTTACAGAGTTAATAACTTTTTAACTGATACAGATGCGTTCTATATCATTACTGATGTGCCTAACGGTATGAAGTATTTTGAAAGATCACCTATCAAAACTGCAATGGAAGGTGACTTTGATACTGGTAACGTAAGATACAAAGCTAGAGAAAGATATTCATTTGGAGTATCTGACTTCAGAGGTATCTTTGC